CAAACCATTTCTTTGGCATCTTGTATATTGATTGCCATGTACTAATTGTTACATCGTGTTCTGTTTCTTTTTCAACCCCAGCCGTAATGCAATGCATTGGTTGTTGGTATCCATACGAATCAAAATCGCCAGCCATTTGTTTTACAAGCGATACTGTCGGAACAATAATCAATGTTCGTTGAGATAGATATCTTGTAATAAGATATATGATAAGAGACTTACCACTTGCTGTTGGTGACAACATCAAGGAACGTCTTTTCTTTATTGCGTGAGCAAAAGCGTTCAACTGATAATCACGGACATCAAATGGTAAGCCAATTGAATCTGCAAATCGTTTAGCTTCAACTAAACTAAACTCATCGTCTGCATAAGCTGGATCAATAACTAAATCGTATCCTCTTTCTTTTGCAAACTGCTCTACGTGTGGTAACAGACCACCATAGATTCTTTTTGTTGTAGGATTAAAAAGTCGTATCTTACCATCCCACATTTTATTTCTTACCTGAGGCATGAACTGCATACCTGGTACTGTAAATGTGAAGTAGTCTTGAAGTTCCCAGCAAGAGCCACCTTGGCAATCTACTGACATATAAACTTCATTGACCTTTGATGCGATCAATGTTTCTTTCATTAAATTCCTACTTTGAATTTCTCCCACTGAATAGCAGCATTAATATTGAATCCTCTATTGTTAAGAGACTTAATGATTGCTTCTAAGAATTCTACCTTTTCTTTTTGGTATGCTTTCTTTAGATTGTAGTTGATCCAATCTCTATTACCCTCTAAGTATACAGGTATATCTGCTTTCAAAATCTTCAGTGGATTTTGTTCCCATTGATATTGTTGCATGGTCTCATAGTCAAGGGATCCTTGATAGTATTCCCAAAGGTCTCTATACAATATCTTGCCATCTTCTTCAATCTTTTTAAGAGCTAAACGTTCTTGTGAGAAGATGTTAAAGTATTTACTGTGCAGCTGAGGAATCTTAATAGCTTCATCACCAAGCTCAGTTCTATCAACCTTGCTGTCTTTCGCCCATAATTCTTGTATTTCTTCTAGCTTCATTTTTCTTTTCAAAGTATAATCTAATATATGCCTTACGGAACACTGCTACAAAAAACAATGTGCCAGTACTCGTTATTGTAATCTGAAACGCGTTAAAAGACAACAGGTCTAAACAGATATAGATTATTAAATAATTAAGAGGCAGCATTATTAATGTGCCTAGTAGTGTATCAGTTATCGCTTCCTTCAGCGCTAGCTTTTGATTCTGTTTCATTCACATACCAATTAGTTACCGTGTTCACTCTAAATGATCTCCACGCATTCTTATCCAAAGACCATACAACAAGATGATCCGATTTTGGATCATATGCTTCTATAATTATTGGCATGTCAGGTGCTACTTCTTTTGAAAGTGTGCAGGGCATTACTCTCACTTCACCAGTATTGATTTTTGTAAACTCGACAGTTACTGAACTTTGTCTGGCTGCTGCCAGAAACTTACTCGCATCAAACATAATGTATCCTTATAAAGTTGTGATTTCAAATTTTCTATATTTACAACCAGCAGAGCATTCAAGATAGTCTACGTCCTGGCCTGTCGTTGTAAAGGTCAATTCTCCTAGAGAATAGGGGTAGAGGTCAACGAATTGTACCTCAATGTTTGGATTCATTGCGCTATTGTTAATCATTAACGTAGCGTCACTGAAAACCTTAGTGTCGCTCATTGGAGAAGTCTTTTGATTCTCCCATGCAGTCTTAGTTTGTTCTATGTCATCAGTCCTTGCAAACGACTTCATCCAATTGAGCAGTTCGAGATAGTTAGCCATGTTTTCATCAACTCTGAATGTGAAAGTCAAATCACCAAACTCTAACTTATCACCAGGATATGGCAATCTTGAGAAAGGTGTATTGATTTCTAACTCAGGAACACTAACATTTGGTAATGTAATGTTTTGGATAAAGAAGTTGACTGTAGGGAGCTTCTTGATCGTAAACTTAAAACCAAGTTGTGAAAGGAAGTTAGTATTCGTTGGTTGATAAACTTTTGCCATGTACTATTTATCTCTTATTTTTCATTCACAAACTCATTGAATTGTTTTGCAATATCAATGACGTCTTGTACAGCAACAGTCCTCAAAGGCATTTCCTTTTTAGATTCAGGATGATTATCATTCCATGAATATATGGTCTGTCTCTCATTCTCAATGTTGTTGATTAAAATACCTTCTGCAAGGCTTAATAGGTCGGCTCGAATTTCGAAACCTGATTTTCCGTTTGACATAATTTTCTCCTTGTGTGTCAGTGTGATGTCGTGCGCTACCCTTAAGTAGCGCCAAGAGCTTTCTTGGTTAAGCAAGATAGACTTACCTCCGACAGTGCAGTATTATACTGCATTTCTATTTATATGTCAACAGATAAAAAAAGAGGAGCCGAAGCTCCTCTTAAAACGTAATGTTTTTATTGTTATTACATTAAGTTAGTAACTAGTACTCTTCTGTAATATTCGTTAGCGTTGTGTACTAAAGCGCCATTAGATGCTAGTGCAGTAGTTCCTCTCGCAAATGGGTTCTCAACTACGCCGTAACGAGTTTTGAATCCAATTTTTGGTTGGAATGTATCTTCACCAACAGCTCTCACCATTTGTAGTGGAACGTATGGGCAATAGAACAGACCTGCATCAAATGCAGATGATCCTTTGTAGCCAACTGTCATGTAGTGTGAACCACTTTGAGCAGCGAAGTAAGGATCGATGTACACTTTGATTCTGCCATTTAGAACACCAACAAATGTTGCACCAGTATCATCTACTG